TATATTATCCATATCGGTCATTTTTTATATTTCTAATATATATAATGAAATTAGATTTAAGTAATATAATTGATTCTAAAATTTTATTAATAATGTTATCTTTAACATTATTATTTAAATATGTAACGGAAAATAGTTTAGAAGAAAATATAATAATTAAAATGTAATATAAAATATATAAATGAAAGAATATTTTAAATATTTAATGTCAATAATTCTGGGATATTTAATTGCTGATTTTTTATATAAAAATTTTTCAGATGATTTAATAATAATTAGTTTAAAAAACTAATAAAATATAAAATTAAAGTTATAAAATGGAAAATAGAACATCTATTGAAGAGCTTATGAGACAAGGAAGTAATAGTAATTCTAATGATAATTCAATGGTAGATTCTATATTAGAAGAAATACAAAACGATAAACAATCACAAGCGGTCAATAGTATGCAACAACAACAACATCAACAACAACAAAATCAAGATAATGAAGCACGAATTTTACAAGCTCAACAAATGGAAGCACAAAGAATAATGGCACAGAGAGAAGCTATGGAACAACAACAACGTATGGAATTATTACAAAGACAACAGCAACAAGAATTTATGAAACATAATGATATTAATTTATCGAATAATGATAATATTCCATTATTAAAAGAATTTTTACCGACTTTAATATTTTTATTAATATTCGTTATGTTAAATATTACTCAAATAAATGGATTTATCTGTAATAGTTTATCTATTGAAAATAATAATATATTTATATTTTTGAAAGCATTTGTAGGATCTATACTATTCTTTGGATTAAATAAACTTTTAAGTAATTATGTTTAAACCATATATAATTGAGCTTCACCATTACTGATTTTTAATATATTATAAGATATTTTGTATACAATAATATTATTTAAAGTATTTGTATTTTGATCATTTGAATATAAATTAACAGCTAAATTTTTGTTATTAGAAATAGATACTGAACCACTCGGTTGAGTATAATTATTAGGATATAAACAAAATGATACAACACCTATACTATCTATTAATCCATAATTATCACTAGGAGTATTACAAGTATTGTATGCTTCTCTACCAGAACCCTTATAATGTTGGTAAACATTATATCTTGTTAACATATTACTTGTAATATTGTCTATAAATAATTCATTATCTAATGTTAATCTAATATTTGAATTATCACTTATTTCTTTAGGTGTATTATGTTCTTTATTATTTAAATTTAGATCATTACCACCAACGAATAAAAGTTGTTTTAATATACTATCAGAATCATTTATATTTATTGGTGTTGTATTAGTTAATAAAAAAGGTAATTTTGTAGTATCTTCTATTATATATTCATGATCATTTAATTTAAATCTTTTTTTTTCTGCTAAATCTAGATTAATATATTCAACTATACATTTTTGTTCATATTTTGAAGGCGCAACATCGGAAATACTATTTTTATTAAAAAGACAATTAAAATATATATCCGTATTATTTAAACATAATAATGGAATTGATAATCCATAATCTTTCATGAATGAAAAATCTGGAATAATAAAAAAATTAGCGGTGGCAGTGAAAGTGGGGAGTGTTTTCATACCACCTACCCCTCCTGATAATGTTGTATTTTGATATTTATTACCATTAATACAAACTATATTACTAGCATTTATAGTTAAATATGGACTTGTAGTAAAGTTACCAATATTAGTAAACACTGTATCATTATTTAACTCAGATCTTGCCTCTAAATATAAATTATCATTTCTAAAAATAGTTTTATTGTTATTAAACTTTATATTAATTTCATTAAAACAACTTGTTCCTAAATTATTATATATTACCGTACTTCCATTGAAAGTAATATTATTTTCTAAATACACTTTACTTAATAAATCACCTGCAAAATTACTAATTTTATATTGAAAACTATTTGTACTTTCAGTGGGTGATATTGATGTAGTAAATTTACTGAAATTAGTATATCTACGATAAACACTTTTAAAAAATGTTATATCTGGATTACCTATTAAATATTTTGTCTCAAAATTATTAGGTTTTTGTAAGAATATAACTGTTGGTAAATTACTCATATTTATATATAATATATAAAAATAAATTAATGAACATATTAATTGTTATTATATAATAATGAAACTATACCATCTTCTATTTTTAAAATACTATAATATGTTATATATAAATTAATATTAGTTACCTCATTAGGTGTTTTTGTATTTTTAAATGATAAATGTACTTTATTAGAAGAAGTATTAATTGTACCTGTTGGAGCTGATGATTTATTATCTAATGCTATTGGTATATAAGCTATGTTATCTTTTATTATTGTTTTATTTTGATCATCAGGATCTATTTCTATATTAAATCCAGGAAAACATTCATATATTTTAATTTTTGAAAAATATGAATGATTAATGGCATCTTTATCTTGATTTAAAATACTAATACCGCTTATAAATAAATTATAAACATAATTATAGTAATCTGAAACATTATTTTCAATATATATTTCTTTCATACATTCATTTTGTAATCTTTCAGATACATCATATAAATTTGTTAAAGTTGATATATTTGCATAATATATTTTTTCAACTAAATATTCTATTGATGTTGTTTTAAACCTTCTTTTTTCTTCTTCCGTTATAGTAGCCACTTTAAATAATAAATCAGTTTTAATATTTACTGCTGTATTAATTGATGATGGTTTTAAGGTTAAAGAACTATCATATCCATTTTTTGAATCAATTAAAAATACAGGAATAGATCTTCCTACATCTTTTGAAAACGAAAATGGTAAAGGTATTATGGCACTTATTTGACGTAAGGGATATTCAATGTTGAAGATGGGGAGGCTTGGCGGCGGTGGCATACATCCACCACATAAAGACATTTTCTGAAAAATATTACCTGTATTACATTCTAATACTCCGCTACTATTAAAGTTATAAAACATACCATGTTTATTGGCATATTTAAGACGAAAATATGTTTTCATATATGGAACTGGTAAAGTTTCAATTGGCGTTGTATTTTGAATTTTAAGATCAAAATTATCATAGAAATTTAAAGGATGATCCTGTAAAATTTCCAAAGGATTTGTAGTAGATTGATTAAAAATTAAAGATATATTCATTAAAAAATTACCATATAATTTTGCATTAAAATAAATAACATCACTATTATTAGGATTTCTATGTATATGTTCAGATATTACAAAGTTTGTATATTTACGATATACTACTTTAAAAAAAGTAATTTGTGGATTTAAATAAAAAATAATATCTTCGTTTGAGTAAATTGCTGTTATTGATCCGGCTGTCATAATATATATATATTATAATATTTATAAAACATATGTCAAACCCGCTTGACCATTAACAAAACGGAGGATATTATAATTAATGGCATATACATTAACACCTTTATGAACACCACCTGATGGTAAATCTCTCATAATTTCTATACTTTCTATTTTTGAAAAATTACAAGTACCAGTTGGTTCTACACTTGTTGGATCAAGAGCAAAAGAATATACAGCAATTGAATCAGGTACTGATACACATCCACCCTTATGGTATTTATGAAGGTTTTGTCTTGTAAAATATTGTAATGGTTTATATTCTATTCTATCATTACCATTCAATACTAATTTATAATTACAATAATTTAGTACATCAGGTGTACTTGGTCCTATTAGACCTTGTACATATTTTCCAGATACATTTAATTCAGGTGATCTAAAGGGTACATATGCATCATCACTATTTATTGTAGTGGAAGCGTTTCCAAATCCTTGTGAATATTCTGCTGATTTCTTGCCACCTGCCACTATACCTCCACCATATAATACATTAAATAACCCAGTAACATATCTAATACCTGATATGTGTGATGACATTCCATTATTTAATTTTTTAATTACTTCTAGTGTACCTTTATTATCGGTAGTTACATGTTCAATATTTGAAAACTTATAAGGCATACCAGTCCATATTAATTCTTTAACTGGGTGATGAAAAGACGATATATCTAATGATTGTTGTGTTACATTAGTACTATCACCACCACCAAATTGTTGAAATTGTAGTTGTTCTATTAGGTATTCGTGAGAAGTATTTTTAAATCTTTTTCTTTCCATATCATCAAGAAATATATATGTGGATGATATTTCTAAATTAAAATTAAATTTATTTAAATTATCCAAAATAGGTAAGGCTTTGGGTTGACTGTTGGATTTTGGATTAATAGAATTATCTGCACCATATACATTGTTAACATTATTATATCCCATTGATATTGTATCATATTTAATAAATGAAACTTCATCAGTTGAACTAGGTTTATTCCATTGTGCATCTCTTTCACCAGCAAATTGAATATACATTTCTACATCAACACCGTTTGATAGTGCTATTAATGGTATCGATAAACCAGGTGATCTACAAAACCAAAAATTTAATGGCAAAATACAATCTCCTATAATATCACCATTATTATCACCTTTGCCTAATTCATTAAAATCAATGTTGGGGTGCGTACCCCCAAAGATGTGTAGGTTACTTTCAGATGCGTACGAGGATGACATAGTTGGTCTATTATTAATAGTTTCAATAAAATTGTAATTTATTGTATCGACACCTGTGGACGAACTGTAAACTGATTTTATACCAGAAGAATTTATATAATCTTTATTTTGTAAATAATTTGGTGTGCAAAAAGTACCACCTGATTTAGATAATCTTTGAAATTGTGTAGCAGGATATGATAACCCAGACCCCATTAAATTTGTAGGATTTGATAAATTATTATCAATATAACTAACATAATTATTACATTTCATTGCTGCTAAAACAGCTTGATCTGTTATGTGGCCTATATGATATAATGAAGAATCTTCTATTCTTGCTATATTTGTTACAGTATTATTAGGATTCTCCTGATTGAGTTCATACCATGTTTCTAAATAGTGACCATATGTTCTATCAATTTCACGACTACCAATTGCAAATACAATATTATCAATAACAGCGGTAGAAATATTTGCTATACCATTTCCACAGAAAACTCTATTACCTTTTAATACAAGTTCTGTTTTATATAATAAATCACCAGTTCTAATAGGTATTCTTATAGCATATCTATTACCCGATGATGGTTTAACAACTGAACCAACAGTTATATCTTCCATAGAAAAGTTTGTATGTTTTCTATATACTGTTTTAAAAAAAGTAATACTAGGATTTCCTGTAAGATAAACATCTAAATCTCCACGACTAACGAGTTGAATCTTTGACATATATAATATATATATAATAATATTTTTATCATTAATTAACTTATATTAAATTATCATATTCATCAATATTAATTAAAACTTGATCATTTTTAGATTTAAGTATCGGTGGTATATCATATTT